TGATGATGAAGATGCAGGCGAAGGCGAAGGTGATGGCAATAAAGGAGAAAAGGAAATATCAGGTGAAATCGGTATTGCACTTAGGGGTCTATTGCTACCTCTACTTGCCTTAGATGTGTAAGACTTAGGACTAGATAAATAAGAACGTTCACTTGCACTTGCACCAGTAGTCCCACTTGATGCTGGTGAAACACTAGAGAAGCCAGATAAGTTAAGAGGTGTTAGTCCCTTGTTAGACCTGGGCGTGGATGCCAATGTGGATACATTTGCCATCGAATCTTTTGAAAGCGTAGAAGGTGCAGATGATAAATCAGAAAAAACAGGAGGAGATAGTGGAAAACCGGTATCGGTATCGTCCATAATCAAAGGTGACGGAGGTGATAAAGACGCTAGTTGTTTTGATATTTCGTCAGGAGACAAAGATAGTTTACTCATTTTATTTTATTTTATTTTATTTTATTTTATTTTGATAACTGGTTATTATTTTTGACGAATGGCTATATGTATACTATACTAATACTACGGGATATTATATTATAACTACGAGTATACTTCTTATATAATATTAATATAATCTATATTCTTGCAAAACTTTATTTATTTTTTTGACAATATTTATTTTTTCTAAATTATAAGGACGTATAACATTTAAACATTCATCGTATGGCATCCATTTCATATTTCTAACCTCCGATTTTTGATACTTTTTAGTTTCCAATGATACGTTATTATTTAACATATATGCAAGGTAGTACTTATGCTTATAACTTTTAATATTTGAACCAATAAAGATTTCTTCATATGGAATAATATTTTCAATAAGTTTAAAATCATTGATCCCATAACCAGTTTCTTCCATGAATTCACGTATTCCACAATCAATATCTTTTTCTTGATAATTTCTCCGTCCTTTAGGAAATCCCCATTCAGGTTCCACCCATGACGTATTTGAAGAATCTATAAGTGATTGAATACCAAATTCATTATTTCTTATTTTTATTCCACGTTTTAATAATTCAAATTTATCTTTGGACGATATTTCTTCGCTTCTATATTGGTTGTTGGAATATTCACCCCATAGTAAACTCCATAAGTCTTCGAAATTCATAGTTAATAATTTTGTTTTTTCGTCTATTGTCATCTCATTTATTAGTGTTTGTATATACTGAATGTTATACAATGGATACTTACCACGAATAAATTCTACAAATCCAAAACTATTATTTCTCTGGATTAAAAGATACTCCATAGAGTTTGTCATGTTATTGTATTTGAATGAAATAATCCCTATACTTGTAATCGGGTTTTTACAATCATTTAATATATGACCACATTTACCACAATTATTACAATATGCATTCCCGTTTCCATTCCCGTTCCCGTTCCCGTTCCCGTTCCCGTTCCCGTTCCCGTTTCCATTCCCATTCATGCTAGACGTATAAGTGATTGATTATGTTTATTTATTTATTTATTTATTGTAAATTAATAGTTAATTTAATATATGTATTCTTCACTATCTTTTTATATAGTTTCAAATTAGTAATGGTTTTAGATTCAAATGTATGGGGACCACACTATTGGTTTGTTCTTTTAACGATTGCAATTTCGTATCCAAAACACCCGAATGACGTAACAAAAAAAAAGTATTACGAGCTTATTCAAAACTTTCCATTGTTTATACCTATTTCATCAATGGGTAATTATTTTAGCGAGTTATTAGATAAATATCCTATAGCGCCGTATTTAGACAGCCGTGATTCTTTTATTAAGTGGGTTCATTTTATACACAATCGTATAAATGAAATGCAAGGAAAAGATGAGATGTCACTTACCGAAGCAATGCAAAAATATTATGATAATTATAAACCCAAAGGATTACTTATGAAAGAAGAACATAAATATAAGCGTAAATTGGTTTTTTTTGTAATAGTTACATTAGGAGTAAGTGCTGCATATTATATGTATAAAAAGTGAAAAATAAATATAGTTTTGTTTCAAGTTACAAATATAGTAACAAAATAACGCGTAATATTTTATATCACGATATATTAATATCACACAAGTCTATAAAAATTAAAAAGATGAAAATTAAAATAAAAACAAAGAGAAAAACAAAAATAAAAACAAAGAGAACAAACATAAAATATAAACGGCGGCATAATACGCGTATTACAAAAAAAGCCAGCAGTCATAAAAGAGCGAACCATGTCAAAAAAATACTGACTAGTTATAACTATGGCGGTGCTCCATTTGTGCAAGGTGGTTTTGGCTGTATATTTTCCCCGGCACTAAGGTGTAAAGGGTCCGAAGTAACCAATAATAGTCATTATGACCATGATAAAAAAGATAAATTCGTAAGCAAATTAATTGAAACAAAATATGCAAAAAGAGAATATGACTATGTTGTAAAAATTAAAAAGAAATTAGAACATTTACCGAATGATATAAAAAAGTATCTATCTGTAGACGATTTCACAATATGTGACCCTGCACCATTAACAAAGAGTGACACAACAAATATAGAAGGTGTATGCGATTCTATACTTTCATATGTAAGTGATAGTAAAACAAAAATGCCGGTTACTTCACATAATATAAATGATAATTTGGATAAGTTTAAGATTATTAATATGCCAAAATTGGGTGAGTCATTACATGCCTATATTAAGAAGACAAAGTTAACCATAAGGGATCTTATTTTTTTAAATAATATCATAATTAAGTTTGTTTCAGTGGTAATACCAAGTATGAATCGTGCAAGTGTAATTCATGGCGATTTAAAAAGCGTGAATATATTATTTTCTGACAATATACAGGTTCCTGTAATTATTGACTGGGGTTTATCTTATTTAGTTCCAAGCGATGAAAGTGTTCCAGAGGATTTATTTGGACTAGATATACAACATCAGCATCCATTTTCGACAATATTATTTTCTAAAAATGTGCTCCAAGATTATGAAGACTTTTTGGCAAATTTGAAAAAACAAGGGAAACAGATGGACAAAGAGTCATTGCGAATATTTGCAACGGCGCAGTATTCAAATTTCAAAAATGAGTATAATACAATACATAAACATTTGGCAAGTGTATTTATTAATGCCTATAAAGAGGACTTCTTGCGAATGATAAAAGGCAATAGTATGTTTATAGATGATACTATAACAGAAGACATATACATAAACTATGTCACAAATTATATAGTGGATGTATTATTTGAGTATACAAATCATAATACAAATACATTGAATTTAGGTAAATACTTTAAACGTGTGTATATGCATAATGTTGATATATGGGGAATGATGTCTATTTATTATGAACTTATTAAAAAACCTTTTGATAACTACAAATTAAGTAGCAAAGAGTATAAAATATATATTCAAATGTTGATGAATCTTCTTGTAAAGAATATTTTTGAAAATGGTGCCAAGGTAATAAATATAGGAAAATTAACACACGACATTAAGAAAATAAACTTATTCCTGCATAAGTTAAATCCACACGAGGAGTATAAAAAGAATACGAGTAAACTTACTTCATATGAAGATATAGTAAGTGAAAATATACACGAAACAGGTACCAATACCAAGACAGGCGCACAAGATGCTTTACCCATATCCCGACATCTAAGCAATAATATGAAAATAAAAGATAGTATCGGTATTCGAAAACTACAGCTTAATAAAAGTGTAAAAAGATTGCATCCACATCCGCATCTAAATCCACTAGTAGAACGAGAACAAGAACGACAACAAGAAGGTAGAATGTCGACTACAAAGTTAACTCGAAGTAGACATAATATAACACATAGAACACATAGAACAAATAGAATAAATGTAATAAAAATATAAAATATATAGTAGATATATTGTAAATATTAATACATATTTATAATATATAATGAAAATAGAATTTATTATATTTATAATAACTGCCATATTGATTGCAAATACATATTATGATGGAAAATTGGTAAAATTATTTAATATGATAAAACATAGTAAATATTTGAAAATGATAACATTTGGATTTGCAGGACTTTCTATTTATTTATTTTTAAAAAAGAATCCAAAAAATTCTAAGGAGTTTTTAGGACAAGCAAATGAAATGATAAAAACATTACCTATGACGCGTGACTCTGCCTCAATTATTGGACCATTTTTAAGTTTAACAAATTCAAAATCATTTAATGATACGAATGATAGCATCGGTGAAGGAGGAGGCGGTGGTGGTGGCGTATTTCAATCACAAATCAATCGCATGATGCAATCAGGTAAAGGGTCAACAAAAAGAAGCGTAAGCGAAACAAAGAAAAAATTTATAGCTGCAAACCAGAATTGGATATGCAAAGATTGTAACAAACAACTACCTGCATGGTTTGAAGTAGATCATGTAATAGCATTGCATAATGGTGGATCAAACGAAATAGATAATTTAGTAGCATTATGTCGAGATTGTCATGGAAAGAAAACTGCCATGGATAGATTAAATCATTAGAGATTGGGATTGGGATTGGAGATTGGAGATTGGGGACTGGGGATTTGATTATATTATATTTTATATTTATATATTAAATTATAATAAGTCAATACATATAATAGGACTATATAATAGGACGATACATAAATATATAAAAATAGAATGTCAGCATCAACATCTGAGCAAGGGCAAGGGCAAGGACAAGGAGAAGGAAAAGGAGAAGGAAAAGGACCAGGAATATTTTCATTTTTGTTATCAGATACATTGGGTGCATCAAAAGAGCCACTAAGTATTACTATCATTTTAAAATTCTTCATATTTTTATTGGTTGCGATATCATTATTTATAATGGCAACTATCGGCGGTGCAACAGGTGGCTATAGTATAGCAATAATACTAATTCTATCTATTTTAACATTATGTGCATTTAAAAAAATTTCAAATTTAGGTGATATATTTGAAAATAAAAATTTTCTAGTATTTACATGGTGTTTTCCAACTATTTTGCTTCTAATTTTATCAAGAAATTATGTTCCTGATTCATTAAGATACGTTACAGATTATATTTCAGGTGCACTAATTATTTTACTAATATTAAATTTTTTATTTTCTCCAATGGTTAGTGCATTTGCATATATTTTTAAAGAAATAGTTACCAACTTGGGAAAATATATGAATATAATTTTTGGCGCGATTTTTCTCGTGGTATTAACGATTGGTCTTATGTATTGGGATAAAGTAAGTACAGCAGTAAAGATAATCGCAGGTGTTGCAATACTTTTGCTCTGCATTTTCCTTATAAATTCCGAAAATATTATTGCATATGTGACTACAAATAAAATATCGCTTGCTATAAATGCACTGGTTTTAACAGGCATGGGGTTATTAAACTATATTTTATATAAGTATACAAACAACGGGTTATGGGCAAGTGTAGCTCAAGTATTCACTATATTATTTGTGCTTAGATGGATTTATTTGTATACTATCGAGCTGATAGGCTTTTCCGGTGTTTCGACGTTTACAGGAACTACACAAGCTGGTAACCCTATGTCTAAATCATTTTTAGATTATTTAAAAAATATAGAGTTTTATTCAACATCAATAAAGGCATTTTTTACAGGAACAATCCGCTATTTTATACCGGCAATTTTACTTTTTTATGTTTGGTTTGTCTACTATATTTATTATAAAAATAGTTTCGAATTTTTGTCGACATATAAGAGCCTTGCATTGGCCGGATTTCTAATAATAGGTATTCTTCTATTTATACTGACATTATATTCATTGTCGGGAACAAAAGGTGTAAAAAGTGCCGGACCCTACACAAGTCTAATCATGAAGATTTTATTGTCTTTTGTTGGATTTGCAATAGTTATGGGAATAATCATATATTTGTTAATGAGAATCTTAAAATTACAATCATTGTCTCTTCAGCTTATAACATTTATTAACTTTTTGCTATCTATTGGGCTAATCGCACTTGTTATGATTGTTTTTAATCTAAATATGCAAACCTTAAATGTCGAATTTAGTCCTAATTCGCAAGGTGGAATTGGAATTATCTTTAGCTTTATAGTTAAATTAATATTGTATATACCTTGTTTGTTTATTGACATGGCAAATGCAGTTGCTGAACAATTTAATATTGCAAAGAAACAATATGTTGTATTGATTATATTAGCCATTGAGGTATTACTAATTGCATCAAAATTTTTGATTCCCGTGGCGTTTGATAAAGTAATAAATTATGGTGGCATCGCAATTACTGATAAAGTATACCCTATGGAAATGAAAACACGCGTGAATATTCCACAGATTCTTCTATCTGAGAAAAAGAAGACAAACTATGGTGTATCTTGTTGGATATATATTCACCCTGTACCTGATAACACAAATGAGGCATATATTGAAAATACATCACTTGTAAACTTTGGTGGTGTGCCAAATATATTATTTAATGCACAAAATGGAACATTATCATTTGCTGTAGATGTTAACGATGTAGGGGGTAGTAAAAAAATATTTATATTTCCAAACAAGGATAATATGCGAGAAGTAAAAGTATTATATTCAAGATGGAATCATGTTTTTGTAAATTTCATAGATGGTAATATGGATATATTTGTGAACGGGAGTTTAGTAACATCCGCGCCAGAAGTTATACCATTAAATAACCCAAAATCAATCCATGTTGGTTCATATCCAGGTGTATATGGAGAAGCGTGTAGTTTAGTATATTATAAAAGTCCACTACTAGCAGAAAACATAAAAATTATTTATGAGTCATTGAAAAATTTTAATCCGCCTACTTCAAATTAATACCGAACATACCGAACATACCGAACATACCGAACTATTATATAATTTTTAATTTATTATAATGATTATAATAAAATAAATAAAACACATTCTTTAGAAAATTTCTATTTGTATATTATAAATGGATTTAAAAATAATAATAGGTGTTGTAATCGTTGTTATAATATTATATTTAATATGGACATATTTCTTCACATCTGTAAAGATGTTGATGTCATTCCAGTCTGCTAATACTTTAAATTGTATCTCAGGAAAAGATGTAGCACAGAGTGGGTTAAACAATTATTCGTTCTCTGTATGGACATATATTAATGACTGGACTGGAGGTTATGGTGCTCCTAAGAATATAATAAGTATACAAAAACCGGCATTAGTTGGAGGAAGTCCCACTCTTTTTCAACTATATTTAGACCCTAATAGAAATGATTTGCATATATATGTAAAGCATGCAACTCTTGCCAGTTCACAAACACCAGATGATGCATCATCGCAAAATATGAAATCTACTTGCAGTATTACTAACTTTCCTGTTCAGTCGTGGGTGAATATATATGTTAGTGTGTACAATCGTGCAGTAGATGTTTACATAGATGGCAAATTAGTAAGAACATGCTCACTTGCTAATGTAGCATCACCCATCGATTCAGGAAGCACGATTTATATTGGTGGAAGTGGTTCCGGTGGAAATAATAAATGCTCCGGTGGAAGTGAACTAGTAGGATTTACTGGATATATCGCGAGTGTTTTATACAATCCTGATATTATTAGCCCACAAGATGCTTGGAATACCTATTCAAGAGGATATAACAATTCCACGCTTGGATTGAATAACTTGTTCCAGAGATACAAGATGGAATTCTCATTCTTGAAAGATAACAATGTATTAAAGAGTTACACTATTTAGACTTTTAGTTTAGTAGTTGAGCAATTTAGCAATTTAAAAACAAAACAGAGAAACAACAAAACAGAGAAACAACAAAACAACGAAACAACAAAACAGCGAAACAACAAAGCAAATATATAGATATAAAAAATTATATATAAATTTTTATATCCAAAAAAATAAATAACCTAATATAAATAATCTAATATATAAATAATATATAAATAATATATTAATAGCATTTTAGATTATAATGGCAGATACATCAAATACAAGTGCAAATGCAGAACCTTCAGGTGATACTGGCGCAGATGCTGGTGCAGGTTCCGGTGCCGCTGCAGGCGCAACCGCATCATTTAGTGACTTTTCATCAAAAGACATGGTGAGTGGTTCAAAGGATTTTCTTGAATCAAATAGCTGGATTGCAAAATTGGCATTTCTATTGATGGTTGTGATAGGTTTTGTTATCTTATTTAGGTTAATGATATCATTCGTTACATGGATATTTTCTCCAAGTGGTAAAGTTGTATTAGTTGATGGCTTGCAAAATGGTTCAGTATCTACTACGATATCGCAAGACCCAAATAATAAGGCTTCGATAACTATTCTTCGATCTGAGAATGAAAAGAATGGTATTGAATTTACATGGTCTGTGTGGATCTACCTGAATGGATTTCAAGATAGTGACTCTTACCATCATGTATTTAATAAAGGTAATACAACTACGTCTACCCCTAAGGGTAGTTTTCCAGGAACAACTACACCAAATAATGCACCAGGCCTTTATATCAATCCTAACTATGATGGATTTCGTGTAATAATGAACTCTTTTAGCAACCCATATCAAGAAGTGATAGAAGTTACGGACTTACCTATGGCCAAGTGGGTAAATATAGTTACACGTGTTCAGGATAAGAATTGTGACATCTATGTAAATGGTCGTCTTGTAAAACGCCGCGTAATGACAGATGTTGTCAAACAAAATTATGACGATGTTCATGTATCACTGAATGGCGGTTTTAGTGGATATTTGTCAAACTTGACATATTTTAATCGGGCGATTAGTATTACACAAATACAAGATATTATTTCCGTGGGCCCGAATCTTAAACCGGTATCAAAAGCACTCGACTTGAACGACTCTAAACCGAGATATTTGTCTAACCGCTGGTATTTTGACCAAACTACTGCATAGTCAAATCACGTCATTGCGTCATCGCGTCATTGCGTCATTGCGTCACTTTATAAACTATTTTATTATTATGCAAAATAGTTTATACCTTATTTTGAAAAGAATACGGGAAATTTTGTTCCACCAGATGAATACGTAATAGGTCGTCTAAAATTATCAAATGGTGCATTTTTAGAGATACAAAGCGTTGTTGGATTTCCTGGCACATCGGATGCAGTAGAAGAGTTGCATATTACCGCTGGGGGTGCCGTCCAGCAAACAAGCGATGTCGGTGTTTGTCTTAAACCAACACCCGGTTCATTATTAATATTTGTAATATTAGGGTATGTATATTCTTGAGACTGGGATGCCCATGCTTTTTGACGCGTGAGCTGATTTTTTGCTGCCATTGACCATAGTGTTGCGCGCGAAAATTGCAATGTTCCAACAACAGGATACTGCAATATTTGCCCCTTTCGAAGCATATTTCGGTTCAAATTGTCAATCGATGTAATATTCCCGGAACAATTCAAATTAAATCGTGACCATAAACGTGTTGGTTCATTGTTATTATAGCTTGTTGCGCTGGCTTCATTTGATGGGTCGCTTCGTGCACCACACGAATTTACTGCATAAACTCTATATAAGTATGTCAGATTATTTGCAATATTTGGGTCGGTTATTGTTGCGGAAGTTGTTGGCCATAGTATAGTTGTAGGATATGTTATCCATCCACCAAATTCGCATAGTTTATATTCGATAACATAGTAAGAAATAGTTTGCGGTAACTCTTGTGTCGAAGCAGTCCATGTTAAAACGACAAATCCATTTGAATTTGTAGTTGCTACAAGATTTGTAGGGGCAGTTGGAGGGTTATAGGATGAAGAAGGAACGATAGGAGATGAGAAAATACCGACTCCCGCAGCATTTTGTGCTGCAACTTTAAAGTCGTATGAAGTGCTAGATAACGGCAGTGTAACTATAGCAGTTGTTGCTGATGAGTTTGTATCGTATGTATACCATATTCCAGCAGGTGATGATCCGACAGATGATGTCCTATAATATACAACATAATTTGTAATGGGGCTTCCTCCGTCGTCGAGTGGTGCAGTCCATGTAAGTATCACACTATTTGTGTATCCAGTATTGCATCCCGTAATAACTACATTTGTTGGTGCCGATGGTGGGATACTTGATGTTGTAATATATAGAGGAGTAGACAATGGACCAACGCCGGAACAATTAATGCTTGATATCTGGATTTCATATAAAGTAGCATGTGTTAAATCTGGTATAGTATATGTAGTAGCTGGAGGTGTGCCGCTTATGGTATTCGAAATTGTGGAAATGATTGATCCTGTGGATGATATTTCCGACCAGTAAATTATATATCCAGTAACTGCGTTACCACCAGCGTTTGTAGGTGCAGTCCATGAAAGTGCAATACTAGTAGATGTAATAGCGGTTGTAGTGATTGGGATAGGTGGCTGAGGGGTAATTGATGGTGTGGCGGTTGAATATGCGGAATATGGCCCTTGACCAATTAAGTTTACTGCTGCGACTTGAAAATAATATAGCGTGCCATTTATTAACCCGGTAACTAGGTAACTAGTTGTTGGTGCTAAAATATTATATGGCCCGGAAGTAGGCAACCATGGTCCCGTCGAACTTGTGCTACTATATTGCAAGTTATATGACGATATAGACTGACCGCCATCATCATTCGGTGGTGACCATGTGACTAAAACTTGCTGATTATCACAAATCACCGAAGGTGTTATAACAGGAGGTCCTGGGATAGTATAAGGTGTTACTTCTATAATACTAGAATGTGAACCTGTTCCAACTGCATTAACCCCCGAAACAATAAAATCATATAAAGATCTGGTTAGTGGATATGGTGTTGGAGATGATGTTGGTCCAACTACATATGTTGTTGGCGGAGGAGAACCACCAGTAGTAAGAATCTGCGTCCATGACCCGGGTGGAACATCAGTTGAATCTAGTTTAAATTCTATCAAGTATCCTGTTATTGGCGTTCCTCCGTCATTATTTGGAGCAGTCCATGTCAAGCTTACTTGTTGGTTGCCAGGAGTGCCTTGTAAATTTGTAGGGTTATCTGGGGTATTATCTGTTATTCCTAATACCGAAGTACTATATGAACCTTGCCCTACGACATTTAATGCTGCGACTTGAATTTCATATTCAGTAAATGTATATAAATTTATAATAGTATATTGTGGGGGTGTTGTTGTGGGTGTTATATTAGGTTGTATTGTCCAATTGGGAGTGGGAGTCATTACCTCTCTATATTGTAAAGTATATGACTCAATTGTTGCACCACCATTAGGTGGAATATCCCATATCACAGATATAGAACTTACACCCCCTTCAGTTCTTGTTATAGTAGGAGCGCTAGGTGTTGTTGGAGTAGTGGCACTTGCAGTTGTTGAAAAAGGTCCTGATAATGGTCCTCCATTATTGCAATATGTATTTACTGCCGCAACTTGAAAGTAATATGTAGTTCCATTTGTAAGACCTGTTATAGTATAACTTGTAGAAGAAGAAGGTGTGGTAACTTGATTACTCCATGGCGAGATTCCTGTTGTATTATACTGAACAAGATAACTTGTTATTGCACTTCCACCAGTATCATTGGGTGCACTCCACGTTAGTTGAACTTGTCCACTTTGATAAGGTGTTCCACTTAGAGATGTAGGTGCACCACATGGTTGAACTTCTATAATATATCCTGTTTGTAGTCCACCAGGATTTGCAGATGAACCTACACCAGGAAAAAAAGATGGCGGTAAAATATGTGGAGGAGGACCACCAGCATCAGTGTAGTTTAGATTACTATAAAATAGTATATATAGTTGTATTCCAATATCTGCATTCGTTGCCCCACCTAAAATCAAACTACTTGGTGTTATTATTGTTGCATGTGAACCAGCATTATAACCTTGAAATGATCCTGTTACTTGTGTGGTAGTTCCATAAGTATATATAACAGAGTTATAACCTATAGCACTCGTTCCACCCGAATACGGATTTACTTGTGAATATGAGTCGATAGTAATAGTGGGTGCAATAGTATAAGGACTATAACTAGTTGAATTAAGTGAATTTATTACATTTACGTAAATATTTGCATTATTTGTGCCATCACTATAACTATTAGTATTATAAGGCATTTGTGGGGAAACAGGGTTTGGATCAGGTGGAATATTTGCCATTTTTAATAAAACTATACTTTAATATGATGCTTTAATGTGATGCCTAGTAATAATACTATATAGTAATAATATAATATTATTAAACTCTTAACAAATCTTACAAGTATTCATAATTTTCAAGTTATACCCTGAGCAGAGGATTTACGCATACATCCATGGTCGGAAATATTTCACCCGACATGCATTTCGTGCTTTCGCCAACTTCGATACAGCTTCTAAATCCGCTGTCTTCACCTACATAACAATAGCCAGACTTTGAAACCGGAATTTGGTTCGGATCTTCTGCAGGAGGTTTTTGCTGATGTTTTTGCGCATAATCTAAAGCTTGTTGTAGTGACTTCTGTCGGGCTTGTTCGCGACTTTCTTCTTCTTGGTAGGTCGCCGGTTGTGTAGCAGGTGGCACCGCAGATTCACCTACATTTTGAAGAGGTGTTTGTCGTTGGTCAGGCTGAATTGGAATCGGCTTTATATTATCCGTTTGGTATAATGATTGGGTTGGCATCGCTTGAGGTGGAGCAGGTTGTTGTGTCGCAGTCGATACAGGCGCAGTTCCTACATTTTGGTCAAGTTGAGGGATAGAGTTTGTTCCGGTTGCAGATAGTTGACCATTCGTAGAGGTGTCGCTGGTTGGCGTAGACTTCATTAACCCGATAGAAACAAGCATAGGATTAATATATGGTCCAAGGATATTTGTATACCATGCAGTTAAATTGTCTAAATATCCGGTTAAATGTAAAGCAAATACAAGAACAAGCAATAAAACAATAACTACCCTAAATACGAACCACCATGTAGAAGACGGGGTATCTTTGGTTCCGGTATAGTCTGTAGTGTCGGTATCGGAGGCTGCTGCTGCTGGCGTTTTTGGTTTAGATGAAAAAGAGATGGGAAAAGACGTGTCATTGGTTTTATCTTCGTCATTTGCGGCGTTGTAGTCCTCGCCTGGCTTTGTTGAACCCGATCGTGAACCAGGCAATGAAGCAGAAAGTTTATTCAAAAGACCTGAAAACGCTGATTGTTTTTCTGCAGTGGCACTGGCGCTGGAACTTGCACCTGCAGCTTCTTCACCTTCACCCTCGCCTTCACCTCCATATAATGATTTTAAAAATGAAGAACGTTTAGGTTTCTTCGAACGTGAACCTTTTTTTGTCATATTAATATTAATATTATTATATAACTATAAAATATTTTATAATACTATTTTATAATACTATTTTATAATACACCTGCCATGAATACATTTATAATCTCATCGGCATTACTAGTCGCTATTGATGCAGTATATTTATACTTTATAGGAAAACCGGTTTTCGAAAAAGCCGTATTCGCAATACAAAAGACAAAACTCGTTGCAAAAATGCCACCTGCAATATTTACGTATGTGTTGATGGCAGTTATTCTTAACTATTTTATTATATCTGTAAACAAGACCCCATTTGATGCGTTTATTCTAGGTTTCTGCACATATGGTATTTTTGATTTTACCAATTTAGCGATATTTAAAAACTACAATTTCAAAACCGCGATTATAGATACATTATGGGGTGCAATATTGTTTTTTATTACTACTCTTCTTACCTATAAACTGAAAAAAATATTCTAAACTTCATAGCAACATTTGCGCTTACTTTGTCATATAAATTAATATAATACTAATATATATGACTATATGTCCGATTTAGATACTACAACATTTAACCCACCAAATGGGTTTGTGACCACAACTTTTAATACTTTACCATCCCCACCTGCAACTTTACCACAAGATATTGCTGTTTCTGTTGTTATCCGGTCAGATAATAGAATAGTAATGGGTGGTTATTCGCAATATACAACAGATTCATATATCACTCTATCGTGTTATAATACCGATGGCTCTCTTTATACAGGTTTTGGAGGTGGGACCGGTAAAGTGTTACAACCTGTTACGCCATTAGGTTTGACAGGATGTAACGTTAATGATGTTATATTACAACCAAACAACTATATAATAGTTACAGGTAACACTTCTTATTTGGATCCTTTTTCTTTTACTAATCGACCATCTATGTTTGTTGCTCGGTTTACTGATGTAGGTGTTTTAGATACGACATTTAATTTTGGTTTTGGGGTTGTTATCATCTCTCCTAGTACTTTTAATTCTGGTGGGAATGTATTTGATCAGTGTTATTCCAACTCTGTTATAATTCAGCCTTCAGATGGCTATATTGTTTTAGGGGGCAGTGTCCGTAAACTTTCACTACCTAACAACAAAAATTTTATAGCTTTAGTTCGCTTAACTACAACCGGAGCATTAGACAACCCATTTGGAACAAATGGAAATGGGACATTATACGCTGCTTTTAACTTGTTAACTAATAATGAAGATTTTTGTAATTGTCTATCAATCCAAACAGATGGAAAAATAGTATCAGGAGGTGTAAATTCTCCTGCTCCTTCTCCTGCAGCCAATTCAAACCTTTCTGTAGTGCGTTTTACTACGGGTGGTATCATTGATACGACGTTTAATTCATCAGGTATAACTCAAGGATGGCTAATTATTATTCCTAATTTGCCAATTTATAATTATAATTTTTCGAGTGGTCTTGGAATAAATAGTGTTGGACAAATTATTATTAGTAGTTATATAACAAAAACATCAGGCGAACAATGTTTCGGATTAGCCGCGGTTACATCAAGTGGACTATTTCCTGGAACATTAGATGCTTCGTTTGGAACAGGCGGTCAAAATGTTCTTGATTTGTCCCCTACTTATGATCTTACGGGACCATTATTTAGTAGTTGTGCTAATGCTTTGGCATTACAAACAGATAATAAAATAGTCATTACGGGTGGATTTAGATATCCACCACAAATACTACCTGTTATTACTCAAGGCTTTTCATTGGCACGTTTTGATATGAATGGCGCATTAGATTTAACATTTGGAGTAGCAGGATTAGGATATATACTTTCAGACCTGATTCCATCAATTACTGATAATGAAATTGGTTACTCTGTTGCTATACAGACCGATGGTAAAGTTCTTGTAGGTGGAACATTAGTCAATATTGAAGATTCAGGTGCGAACAATTCTTTTATTTTGGCAAGATACTTCTATACGCCTATACCTGACCCCCCTGTTCCTATTGCTCCGATATGTTTTCCTGCCGGGACGCCCGTTTTAACCGATCAGGGATACATTGAAATAGATAAAATAGAACCTAGTAGTAATACGATAAATGGACGACCTATTATCGCTGTTACAAAAACAATATCTCCATCAAATAAGTTAGTTTGCTTTGAAAAAAATTCACTTGGTTACAATATTCCGAATAGAACAACATATGTAAGCACAGAACATTGCATAGTTTATAAAAATAAATTAATAGAAGCTCACAAATTTGTGAACAAAAAACGTAGAGTATATTATATCAAATACAATGGTAAATATTTGTATAATATTTTGATGAATAGACACTATAGTATGATAGTAAATAATATAAAGGTAGAGACACTTAACCCTAGAAATATTATTGCTAAATTATATACAAAT